ATATTTCCAGAAGTGCCGGATCCGGAAGAAGCTGAACTGGAAGCAGCTGCTCCACTGGTTCCGGAAGAAGCTGACACATTTTTTCCAGCCGGCGATACATTTACATCAAGCAATGTCTCGCCAGTTCCTGCTTTCTGAATTCCGGCGATCAAACTCCCTACAATGTCCTCACCAATCTGTCCAGCCTGTTCCACCAGAGACTTCAGACCGGTAGATAAGCCCTCATTCAGCTTTGCAACCGCGGAAGCATTTTCAGCCGCCAGATCATCCAGCTGTTTCTTATAATCTTTCCTGGTGTCACTTATCTGCTGGTCAATAGCATCCCGCGTAGCCTGTGTATCTTTTTTTGCCTGCCGGTCTGCTATCTCCTGCTTTTCTTCCCAAAGCTTGTTAAATTCATCCAGCTGCTCTGCAGTCATCTGATTCAGGCTGTAAATATTGGCGGCTGCTTCTGGTCCTGCATCTTTCAATTCCTGCAGCAGCCCCTCTGAAAGTCCCTTTCCGCTCAGTTCCTGTAACTGGTTTTCCCACAGTTTCAGTCCTTCAACCTGGGTATTCATATTGTAAATCAGACGATCTGCAGTATATCCGGAAGCATCCCAGGCATCATAGTTATTCATGGATGAAAGGATGTCTTTCTTCCGATCAGCTATGACGCTGTCCCTTTTTTCTTCCAGATCCTGTATGGTCTCATTTAGTTCTTTTTCAAGCTTTTCCCGCTTATCATTGTAATCTTCATCAAGCTGCAGCTGTTCTTTTTCGTAATCTTCTTTGGCTTCCAGGTACTTTTTATCTGCTTCTATGCGCTCATCCGTGCCGGCTGTGAACTGTTTTCTGGCAATATTCCAATATTCCATCTCTGCCCTGGCGGACATGGAATAATAGGTCTGGTAGGTCTCCAAAAGGGATTTCTGTACTGAAGCCTGGGTCTTTGCAGCTTCCTCTCTGGCTTTGGCTGCCTCTTCCTGCTTCTCCTGCTTTTCCTCGTAGATCTGAGTGTCCAGTTCCTGGATCTTTTGTGTTGCTTCATACCAGGCATCAGTTCCGCTCTTTAAATTCTTTCGAACGGTGATCCAGTAATTTTTCTCCTGGGCTAAAGAGGCAGCATGTAATGTCTTGTACTTTTCCAGCCGTTTTTCAGCAGCACTGAGAACCTCAGAATTATAAGTTTCTGTATCCTTGGTAGTTTTCTTTTGATTATCTCCGGATCCGGTAACTTTTTCTTTGGATACGCCAAAATTGTTCTTTATACTGCTGCTCAGTGCCTTGCTAATCGTGGAACTGCTGTTAAGCTTATTAAGCTGAGCGGTTGCCTGTTTATAGGCCGTGGATCCTTTTACAGCTGTATCACGTATCTGCTGCCAGTACCATTTTTCATTGTCCAGGGAAGCTTCATGGCTCTTATTGTATTGCTTAAGCCAGCTGGTGGCGTTTTTCAATACAGTCTTTGCCATTTTTCCAGCGGCTGCAGTTGCTACCTTTGTGTTTTTAGTTATACCAGACGCAGTACCTGCAGGTAACTGATAGCCGACTTCTTTCTCAAATTTCTTTGATGGAGAATGGATCTCTGCTGCTGCCTTGGCTGCGGCAATACCTGCATTGATCATTCTTATTGAAGCGCTTATGACCTGGGACTGGCCTGCTGATATACCTTGTGCTACACCAGCAGCCGCGTTGTATCCCGCAGTGTAAAAGCTATTCTGATAGGTCCGAACCGCGGCCACTGCCTGGCTTGCCATGGTTCCGGAAGCGCTGATTGCGCCACTTTTTCCGGAATTTATACCAGTCTGATACAGCTGAGCGGCTACCGTTCCAGCTTTCTCATATTCGCCTTTTTTCTCTTCGGCTGCCTTCGCTCCGGCGGACGCCATCTCGCCACCAGCCTGTTCAACGCCAGACTGCTGATCTTTAATTGAATTCTGGGTTCCTTCTCCTACAGCAGTACCCACATCTTCACCTGCAGACTGTGCATCTGCTGCCTGCTGCTGGATCAGTGCCAGAAGTTCCTGCATAGCTGATACTGTCTGCGTACCACCGGCATTAATTCCTGCCTGGATTTCTTCCGGGATCTGGATACCCGCTTTATTGGCAATTTCTGCCACGCCCTGGATTGTTCCTTCAATAGTTCCGTTCAGCTGATCTATTGCCTGCTGAGGGGTTATCTCACCGCTTGCAATTCCATCTGCAAGTCCCTCTGGGATCTGTACACCGCATTCCTGCGCCATCTGGACAGTCTGCATGAGAGATTCCTGTGTGGCTGCCGGAAGCTCAGCCCAGCCTTCTACAGCCGAAGCAACGGCATTGTCAATGGACTCGCGCAGATCAGAAAAATCATAATCTGTGGATCCAAGCTCTCCCACTGCCAACTCATAAGCTGTCTTGTTTGCCGCCATCACCGTTGCTGTATCCTCAGAAATGTCCATTGCATCAGTCCACTTCTTGGAGATACCTTTCAGCTGTTCAACACCGTATTCTCCCTGGTTATCCAGAGTCCATACCATGTGCTGGAGCATATTAGCCGCATCAGTTCCTTGCTCCTGGATTGCCTGGATAAACTCTACGGAAAAGATCGCTTGCCCGCTCTCATCTGTGGCTTCTTTTAGGCGCTGGAGATTCTGCTGATAATTCTGGATTCCATCCACCCAGGACTGTAGGTTTTCGTTCATCTGCTCTGTGGTGATATCATCCCCACCATCGAATTTATCTGCAAAACTGATTTTATCCTGCAAATCAGCTTTTATAGAATCCATGGTGGAATTGTATTCGTCCAGGATCTGACGCATGGCAGTCTTAGCAGCATCCGCGGCTTCCTGTGAGCGTTCCATAGTTTTGTTGAACCCTTCCAGGGCTGTGCCAGCTCCTGCTGCCGCCAATCCGGTTGCTTGGATTGCATCAGCATTATCTTCTTGCGCCTTTGTATTGTCTTCTGTTGATTCAGTATTATCCTTTTTTACTTTTGTAATGTTTTCTGCACTTTTGGCATATCTTTCCTGTTCTTCCGAGCATTTATCAATTGTTTTTTGATTTTCCTCAATTGCTTGAGAATATCCTTCCGTTTTCTCTGCACAATCAGCTATGCTCGTAGCTGCTATTCCAGTTGCATCACCATATGCTACTGTTCTTCCATCAATAACATCCAAACGTGAATCCAATTCGCTGCTACTATCGCTTAGATGTTCCATAGCATAATTAAATTCATCCTGTGTTATTGCACCTTTTTTTAATGCCTCTGTATAAAGTTTTGTTTTCTCTGTTGGAAAATCAATATCAACTTGATAACTTGGATCTACGCTAGCTTTCTGTCTTTCCTCTTGGAGCTTTACAATTAATTCTCTCTCTTTTTCCAAGAGTTCCATTCTATCTTCAGTGTTTTTTTTCTGTTCCTGTGCTTTATCCAGCTGGACCTGTGCCGCTAAAGACTCATTGATTAAATCCTGTGTGGCTGCAATTACCGCCTGTTGGATTGCTGTTTGCTGATAGTTTTCTACCAGTTTTTCCAGCTCATCATTAGTTACACTCAGTTTATCATTTTCATCATCATAAGCACCAGCCAGTTCTGGAATGGACTGTGACAATTTGTCCACGATGGATGCCATTTCCTGTTTCTGGACAGCTGTTCTATCTTCAACATTATTTAACTCTTCCAGTCTGTCAGCCAGAGCGCCTACATTTTCCACGGAATTCAGGGTTCCGGTAAACTGATCGTCAATCGCCTGTACATTATCGGCAACTTTCTGTGAGGATTGTACAACTTCATCGTACATTTCTTCCATTGCATCTTTTTGAGGTGTAATCACGTCTGTTAAGCCAGATACAATATCAGTAAGCAGTTCCACACCATCCTGCAAAGGACCTGAAATGTAATCATACGCCGCAATTCCCAGTCCCTCAGTAGCAGAACTAAGCTCTGTCAATTTACCCTGCAGATTATCCTGCATGGTATCTGCCATATCTGAAGCAGCACCAGAACAATTTCTCAGACTTTCTTCATAGCCAGCTACCTGATCAGCGCCAGTATTAAGGAGCATGTTCAAGCCCTTAATGGAGTCAGATGTAAATGTAGCCATGAGCGCAGCCTGTTTCTGTGCATCCCCCATTCCATCTGTAGCAGACTCTACATCTTTCAAGATGTCAGTCGCATCACGGAAATTTCCGTTTGAGTCCATGACTGCTACAGAAGTATCACCAATGGCAATCTT